AATAAATGCACCTTTACCAGTCCATTCTTCTACTTTATCGCCTACAGGTCCAAGTACATTGATTGTTACATCTTTCTTGTAGAAGTCTGCGTAACCATCTCTACCTGTAACTGATTCATGGTGTAAACGTACCCATTCCATAATAGCTTCTTGGCCTGATGGACTGATTGGGTTGTACAATGACAAACTGATATCTTTCCATTCAGCTTTACCTTTGATCTTACGGTAAACGTTGATATGGTCGATTTTGATCTCATTTAAAGTGATACCTGGAGCATCGGCTTTTTTGATCATATATGAAGGAATGCCATCGATGTACATTACAAAGCGATTTGAAACTGTAGGTTCAAACGCTGTAAACATGATTTCATTTGGGTCCAATACTGGCATGGTCTATTGATTTAGTTATTCTTTTATAAATATCGTTATAACTTATTTTTTCTTTTCGGCAGCTTTCTTCTTAGCTTCTGCTTCTTTCTTTTTCTTGTCTTCTGCTTTTTTAGCGTCTTCCTTCTTTTTAACTTCAGCTTTCTTTTTGTCTTCTGCAGCTTTTTTAGGATCAGCTTTCATAGCTTCAGAGATCATTTTTTCGATCTTAGCTTTTGCTTCTTCCAATTTTTCTAATTGAGAAGTTTCGTCTTTGATCATCAACTTAGCCTTTACGCTTTCGTATAGATGAGCTGGTACTTTAATTCTAATGATTGTATTATCGTTCATTTTCTATTTTATTTGATATTATTGGCCAAATGTTGCTCCTGTAGGTAAAACGTTGAAGTCTAATTGAATAAACTCAGCAGTTTTAGTTGGCTGTAAGTAGATAGATCCAACTAATTGATTTCTATCGATTACATCAGGAGTATTATTACTATCGTCCATTACTACTTGGAATGCGTACAAACCTTGTCTTTGTTGAACTGACTCTAAATAAGGGTTAACTTGACTTAAGAATCTATTACGAGTAACTTGTGTGTTAGGCTCGAATACAATAGTTTGTGCAACTTGACCGATGTAGTCTTTAAGAGCGATCAACAATCTTCTAACGTTAACTCTATCTAATGCAGATGGTCTGCGTTGTAAAGTCTTTTGACCGTAGATAACTGTACCAACGCCTGGGAAAGTAGCGATTGGATTGATTGAACCTTGGTAAACTCTATCTCTATCGTTAGAAGATAATTTACGCTCAGGTTGAAGAGCTGTTGGTAAACCGCCTCTGTTTAAACCGGCTGGTGCGAACCATTCTGCTCCAACTCTATCGTTGTATTCGTAAGCAGCAGGAACAATTGTAGAAGCTGGGATAAATGCTAATTTACCAGTCTCTCTTGATCTTACTTGAACCCAAGGCCAATAAGCTGCGGCGTATGAGTTATCGAATCCAGTAGCTTGAGAAAGCAATGTAGGAATAGATTGACCGTAACCAACCATATCAACTACAGCTATAGAGTCACCTCTTGTTTGTGCTGTGTTAACTAAGCTTGTTACTTGGCTTGTAGCGTTTACTGCTGTTAAGCCTGGTGCATATAATATGTTGAATTTATAAGAGTCTTTATTTCCTAATAAATTGATAGCTGTGTTATAATCTGTAGCAAAAACTCCTTGAATATTTGAATTGCTTGTTGCAGTAGTAGAAGGCACGTTGGCAATATTTTCGAAGAAGTTAACAGGCTCTTTACCGAATGAACCGAAGATTGCGCCTGTAGCAGCTCCAAAAGAACCGTTATAAGAGCCAGATCCTACGATTGGTAAAGATGCTGTATACTGAGATTGTGCTTGACCGTAAGTGTTCAAGTAACCTGGGGTTGGAGTGGCTACTGACTTAACTCTGATATACTTGCTCTTGTTTTGATAAGAACCTGTAATTTGTAAGTAGTAATTACCTAAATCGTCAGTTGTTACTGTTTGTGTTTGATCACCAATTACATAAGAGATGTAGTTGTTTTGATTCGGATCCAAAGAAAGATTATTCCATGTTTCAAGAATGCTCTTGCTATTCTCGTAGTCATCACCTCTTCTAACGATCATGTTGAAAATACCAGAACCAGTGTCGGTAGAGGTAATTTCAAATCTTAAGTTAGCAGAAGATCCAGAAACCAAAGCACCGTTAGATGCGCTAGTTTGGAAAGAGGCTGCGTTGTTATTCATTACAGATCCAACTGATAAAGTTTCTAGAACGAATGCTGTAGAACTAGCCGCATTTGTAATAGAAGCAGTAGCTGGTGTGTAAGAACCAGAAGCTACTCTAGTTACTAACAATGAATTTCCTCCTTGCTCGAAGTAGTTCAATGCTGCCATACTAGTTAAGTACTCGTAAACTGCACCTCCAGAAACGAAGGGAGCTCCGAATACAGCCTTGTATTGAGAGTAAGTAGTTACTAAGGTTGGTATGTTCACCGGACCAGTTACTGTTGGTCCGACGATTGCTGCTCCAGCTGTGATAGGACCTTGGGTTATCTGAGATAAGTCGTTCTCTTGTAAGAAGACTCCCGGGCTAATTAATGTTTCGGCCATTTATGTCGTTTTTTTTCTAATAATAAATATCGATATTTGATTCAAAACGCTTTAGCTGATTTCCCCAGTTTCGATGTTTATGGAGACGTTGCCGTATTTTTCTTTGATTTCTTCGAAAATTTCCTTTTCTTTTATCTTGATTCTTTTGATCTTTGCTCTTAATTCCTCTTGGTCTAATTCTATTACCATCTTCTGGTATTCTAACTCTCCAAGTAAGGAAGCGACTTCTAAAGCGTCGGTTCTAATGAGATTGATCTGTTGTAACTCTTCTGGTGTTAATTGCTTTTCCATAACTAGATTTGCTATAAATATGTAAGAAAAACGGCCCACTTTTTGGGTGAGCCGATTGTCATTTATCTTTTTGCGATTATTCCGCTATTTTGATTAATTTGAAGAAAGTATCGTACTTGCCTTCTGACTCAACGTTTTCAAACTCTTCCAACGTAAAGCCTTTGTACTCTAATTCTTTATCTTCGTTCAATACTGCGTTGAATTCGTTTTGGAATTCTACGAACTTGGGGTTAATTTCTCTTGAAACTGTTTGGCCTTCTTCGTTCTTTACCTCGTTGATGTACATTGGGATAGATACGTTGCCTTGATCGTCGGCTTCTCCGTGTTTCTTAATTAACTCTTGCTTTAACGCTTCGCAAGCCTCTTTCTCTATTACGACTCTTTTAACTAGATCGTTTAACCAGTACTTGGTGGTCATTTTGATTTTTTCTGCCAAAAGTCCCTTTGAGGTAACTTCTCCATTCTGTTGATTCGTAACTCCGTTTAGTTCTGCTTCAAGGTTATAAAACTCGTAAAGCTTTAACGTGATTTTTTCCATATATTATTTAGATTTTTTTGCTGATTTCTTAGCGGGCGCTTTTTTAATTACTTCTTTTGCTTTTTTGATAGTCTCGTTCTTAGGAGCTAATTCAGCGGCTTTTTCTACCACTTCTTTAACTTCTTCGATTGCCGGGGCGATAGCCTCTTCAACTTGATTAACTACTTTAGAGATTTTTGCTTTGTTTAGTAATACAGCTATAACTACTGCTATTACTACGATTGCGATTCCGAATAACATATTTTTTTAATTTTAGGTTGTTGTATATAAATATATAAGAATTTACGAAAAAATCTTTTAAGTAACTATTTGTGTTTGGTCCTTTGAATTTAAAAAAGTTATTTTTTTATTGACTATTGCAAAGAAATAAGCGCCTAACAATAAAGCTGCAAATGGTATGATATTTCCATTTAAATCCCAATTGGGCATTTGCTGACCTTGACTATAGTTATCTGGATTAGAGCGCCATACCTCTCTTGCTTCCCATACTTTTGTACTATCCGTTTGAGAATAAGAACTAAGGCTTAATAGTAATAGAATTAATAATAGATACTTTTTCATAATGTTAAATTGTTTATATTCCAAATCTAGATTTAAGAGCGTTATAATTTTGTGCAACTTCTGAAGCTGTTAATGCTCTATTATAAGATAGAGTCATGTATTGATTCATGTAGCTATATATCGTTAATCCAGGTCCATAATTTCCTGTCAAGAAAGGCGTATTGCCTTGAGACCAATCAGATGCTACGGCGTTTGATCCGGCTTGAGATGCTGATAATGCTGTGCCATTTGCATACATTGCTGTTACCCCAGTGCTTTGATCATACGTCAATGTAAACATATAAATCTGATTAGCGTTTAAAGATGTTGTTCCTCTATAATCAGTAGATTGACCTCCCGTTCCTGCTGCATAGAATCTCATGGTATTTGTCCATAATCCTGAAATGGTTCCTATTTCTAAAACGTATCCTGTAATACCACTTGTTAGGTATTTTGAAAACAATGCTGTTCTTTTAGACATATCAGCTATACTGGCAACTACAGTAATTGTGATTGCACTTGAAATGCTACTAGCAAAGCTATTAACTCCTTGGAAATAATTAGCTGTACCGTTGTAAGAAAAATACTTTGTCTGACCTGAGCCGTCAAACGGTACAGTTCCGCTCATAGTCATATTGTTTCCATTACCAGTTAAATCAGTCCATGTTGTGCCAGAGCCAGCATAAGAAGAAGCGTTACTAGCATCTAAGTTTAATACCAATCCAGAAGATACTATAGATGGACTCGGACTAGTACTAGGCGTAACTGTAGGAGTAGGTGTGGTAGAAACGCTTGGAGTAACTGTTGGAGCAGGCGTAGTAGATATGGATACGCTTGGAGTCGCACTTACACTAGGAGTTCTACTTACTGTTACAGATGGAGTTATACTTACACTTGGAGTAGCGGATATAGAAATGCTTGGCGTTACTGAGGCGCTAGGCGTTTGAGTTACTGTTACAGATGGAGTTACACTAATGCTTGGTGTCGCTGATATAGAAATGCTTGGAGTTATGCTAACACTAGGAGTAGCTGATACTGTTATTGATGGTGTAACGGATACACTAGGCGTAGCTGATACGGTGACGCTTGGGGTAATGGATACTGTAACTGAAGGAGTAATTGAAACTGAAGGCGTAACTGATATGCTTGCCGAAGGAGTAATAGAAACGGAAGGCGTTGATGACACTGTAACCGAAGGAGTAACAGATACGCTAACTGATGGAGTAATGGATATGCTTGGAGTAACTGATACGCTTGGAGTTACGCTTGCGCCTGGCGGTACGTACGCGCTGACCTGTATTATATTGAGGCCTCCGCCGTTAGCGTTTTTAGTTAGAGTGGATCCTCCTTGGTTTGTCCTTTTTTGAAATTGTATTGGCATGCAGTATTTGGATTATCCCACTAATAATTATACTGCTCGTTGATTCTCTTTACCTCGTCCTCGGTCATGTACCTCTCTATTGCGTGATATCCCAACGTACCCAGCTCAAATCGCATCTCGCAACTAAACCGTTTAGCAGCTTCCAATGGGGCGTAATTGCCTATACCGTATTTGATCATTCTTGTGCAGTAGAAAATGTCCTCTGCAAAAAACCAAGCAGATGAGTATTGGCCCACGACCATCATGTCCTGTATGTCCTTTTTCCAGCCGTAGACCCTTGAAATGTACTCCATTATTTTTGGATTCCTTAAACTTAACCCACTATTTTGTACGGTTTGGTCCTTTACGTAATTGTAACATGGAGCTCCTACGTAATCGTACTGCAAAAACTCTTCTATGCCTTTTCTTAAAATCATGGTGTCTCTGTGAATCATGACGGTTCTGTCGTAGTCAAATAGTTCTCTCCAGAATTTTTCGCTTGTAGTGACCAAACAGAAGTTCAAGATATTCTTCATTCTTTCGTCGGCAATCATCTTCTCCATTCCTGAGATGTATTTGACCTCTATTGGAATTGGAAAGTTCTGATCGTACTCTTTTATGATTACGTCGATGTTCTGCGCTTTGAAATCGGTTT